AGAATAAACTTTTGTGTTCGGTTGGTGATTTCACAAAGGCGATCCTGAAAATAAGCGCAATAGTAAAGGAATTTATTTCGATATGCGAACAACTGGGTATGGTTGATTTTCAACACAAATTAGCTGCGATTGATGGTATGATACTGAAATATGTGGCTACATCACAAAGTCTATACCTATAGTGGGTTGATTCAAATTATATTTCATCCCATTTCATTATACTTTCTCTAATTACATAGCTCGGGGAAAAAAATAGGCTATTATACGAACTTTTCTAAGGAATTCAATAGTAAAAATTGATTTCAAACTAATTGTTTCGTATAATATAAGAAATTACAAAAAAATAATATGAGTGATACTGATACAGATAACGATAGTGTAGTATTGTACGGAAGTGAATACGACATCTACGATGATGATGGTGAATATATGGAAACTGAAGTAAAACATGGGTCATATTATATAGGATTGGCTGGTTATGTTAAAGGACAAATAGAACCGATTTTAATGAGTACTATTAGTCCACGTGCATTTATGCTACACGATCATTCCATTATATTGGAATATTTGACTGCGTATAGCATATCTAAAGTAGATAATCCAACATTGGACATCCTACATGTACATATTGACGATAGACAAACATATAATGTGACTATAAAAACTCACTGGTTACGCTTGTTCCAACGAAGATGGAAGAATATTTATGCAAAGCGTATCAATATGAGAAAGAAACCATCATCATTATTGTATCGCGCAGTCCACGGAAAATTTCCAACTGGAAAATTGCCAACCGATTTATTTAGTTAATGTCATTATATACAAAAACCGATTTATGTCTCCCAGTATTTCATCACGAACACTCAATAAATCGGTATCGTGTTCTTTATCCAGTATATTATTCAGATTTATCAGAAAATCGCGATACTGATGTATTCGTTCTGTAAAATTAGATTTATGAGAATCCATTATTTTTTCACTAAACTTGGGAATTTCACGTTCATTCTTTCCTAGCATTATTTCCACGAATTTGTCTATATGTTCGTTCAACAGTTTATACAATTTGTCTGTTGCCTTATGTTCCGAAAAGGAGTATGTGTTCCAGTGGTAGAGTTTTACTGTATTCAGCATTCCCAAGAATGTTTCTATTATATTTGCCTTATGTGATTTACGTTTTTTTACTGTTCGGCGCTTAGTTTGTCTCATATACAATAATAAAAGAATAAAAAATTGATTTGTCGTGAACTTACAATACAACAGTGTTAAAATTACAACGAGAAGAATGACCTTCACACGATATTTATATAACAAGGAACACGTGAAATATTCATTGCTGTTATCGCTTCTGAATCGTGACCCAAATCAAGCAAAATTCTGGATATACGAACTGTATTATTCTGGATTCAAATATGAGTGCTTTACAATTGTATGGCAATTATATTACCAACTCTACGCAGGATTCTATGTGAATTTAGAAAATTTACTGAAACAACAAACATTGGAATGGATAGATGATAATTCGCATGATTGGACTATAGGAACTATTGTAGAGAATATGGCGCGTCAAGAACCGTGCATTGAATTCCAACGTATTTTCCAAAAGGAACACAATGCCCCCGATGGATTAGACGCATATATAAGAAAAATATTAGACGACGATACTATAGACCCTGAAAAGGTGTTTTCAGAGTTCGTGCAACAATATAATTGTTTTCGTCTAAAGGGACGGAAAGCATATGAGTCATTCCGCGATACCATCTCAAAGATACCGATGATATCTACGCGCCAAGCATACGCGTCCAGATTATTCACTGGTGTGTTCTTGCTCGACCCAAGTAATGGATTCGATAAAAAAGTTTATATCATTCTAAGCAAAGATGATATAACACAATACAAAAATAAACCGTTCGTACAAAATAAAAGTTGGAAGATTTTGCGTCGCGAACGTAAATATATAATAGAAATTCCACCAGATAGTATAAATGTACTATTTGATGCGAAATGGTTATTGTTTGCTTATAGTTCTCCTATTTGGCGTAAGAGGATTGAAAAATACGGAGGTAAGTTAGTCGATGAAACAATTATATTTGAAGACGAAGACCAAGAAGAACAATTTAATTTATGGTATAATATGGAACCAGACGAACAATCCAGTAAGACAATGTCATTCATTCAGACATATCGATCATGGACCGATATTGCTTCAAAATATGCATGCAAACCATTTAACGAATGGGCGTTAACTTATAAGTTGCCATTGTTGTGAGCCCTAATAAAATACCACCCCACAATGTGTCTATCATAACCGTTCGCAGTCTCCAATTTTTCAGTAGAGCATATGTAGTGGTCTCGTAAACACCGTATATTACAAATCCTAGGATTATGGCATCAATAACTGGTTTACGATCCTTTATGATGAAATAATAAAGCGCAAATATCAAAAATGCATAACATAATGCAACACCTAAATATTTAATTTCTAATACTACACGCTGAACTTCGGCAACTTGGAGTTTAAACATTTCTCTATTAAGACCCAAAAATATACCATCTATTACAAGTAATATAATACCAGGTAAGATAACAGTATCAAATAAACGCATTATTATATTATATAATTACATTTTTTTCTGCATTAGGAACAACTACGGTAGGGAGAGTTTTTTTATGGATATTACTTTGTTGTAAATAATACATGCAATAATTGGGAATATTTGCTACACTGTTGATAACTGTATTGTAATTGTATTCGCCTAATTGTGTATATTCATCGAAATATTTAATACTATAGAACCAATATGGTGGAATGTATAAAATATATCCATTATCAACATCAAACTCTAAGAATTTTATTTTTTCATAGTCGTTCAAATAAGCAGGTTGTGGTTCCCATACATCTATTGGAGAACGAAACTCATAATTTGTATATTCGTATACGTGATGCAGCTGTTTTCGACTTCTCCAGGGTGTCATTTTAATTTGAATTTTACCAGATTTAACGCATATAAACTTCCGGGAATTTGTATGGAATTTCATTGCAGTCCTCGCACCTTTTGCACCAAAGAGAACATCCGTTTTGGAAATTAATGTAGACATCGGTTTCAATAGTTCATCGGCTGTAATATCAGTCGGTATATCTGTATTGTTTTCCGAATAGAATCGAGATTTCGGGTCTGTCTTTGTAAGTGTTTCTGCATTAGAATATGACATGGTTATACTCTCGCCAGTTTCAATGTCATTCGTATCTTTTATAGTAACAATCGCATCATTTTCTAATACAATGCGCTCAAATAGTTCAGGTTGTGATTCGCGGAGTTCAAACAGAACAGGCTGTCGCAATTCGCATATTTCGTTTAATTTTTGATTTGTCGTATAATCCATTTCATATATTTCCAAATCTTCAGATTTCTTAAACTGAGCAGTCAAATGAAAATATAAAAAGAGAACAATAATGAAAACTATAATTGTAGTTAATGTATTCATGTTTATAGTATAGTTTTACATTACATGTTGTAATATAACGCAATCAATCATCATTATCTGAAATCTTGGGTGCCAGATAGAATCGCAAAGTAGGGACAATAGATTGACTCACCCCGTTTTCATCGTATGGGGAACCTACTGTTCCCTCTAAATTATATACTACCTGAAGAGGATACTCTCGTTTGAATTTCAATTCAACCTCCTTTGACAATTTATTGAACTGGGTAATGTAATGTAAATGGATCAGACTAAATGACATTTTGATTTGTTCTCCTTCTTCAATACAAAATGAGGTAAGTTCATCAATGTTTATTTCAGCGGACATCTTTCCGCAGTCTTGGCTATTAGACAACAATGTTATCTTATCTTCGGAACATTCAATATCCATCGTCTCGCCAAACATCTTGAGTTGATTAATTAGATTATACAAATTTACGGATGATAGAATGAATTCTGCCTGATAATCAATATCAGGCACCAACATCATTTCTGCGTCTAAATCAATCAGTGGCATCTCAAATGTCTTATCGAATACGTTTTTATTATCTGATATAAATTTGATTAAAAGTGTATCAAGATTGTTTCCGTCACACTCAATCTCAATACTCTGACATTTATCACGCGTACTTAGAATCTTAGAAAAAATAATTGAATTTACTCCAATAGTTGTATTTGTATGTTCGAATTTATCAAACCATACATTGGGTAGGTTCAATTCCAAAATTGATACATGACCCGCATCCATTGCTTGGATAAACATTTTATCGTCCATAAATATTATATTGATATTTTCAGCAAATAACTTCATATTCTGAAAAATTACTGCAAATGTTTCAGCTTTTATTAAATTTGATATTTGGATCTTCATTTGTATATATTATATCAATGTGTTTCATTCTATATATATTTTTTTATAATACAAAAATTGAAGTTCAAATTTTTTATTCTATACATAGTAAAAACCATTCCATGCCTAAATATACATTAATACCGAATTATTATGGAAAAGTAAGGGAATATATTCTATGGAGTAATTGTGCAGGAGAACAAATCACTACAGTTCGTTATTGGATGGATATAGACATATTTGTAACTTGCGATGCGGACATTGTCATTGAAATCGAAGATATAGAATACAATGGTATAAATTTGAAATATTTTGAAGAAGACATTCACATTAGCGATTTCAACTACATGTTAAAACAATGTTATAGTAAGAATGTTTACAGGTACCCAGACAATATAATAAATAAACGAAAAGATCGGATAGAAGATTTATGGGAGGAAAACGATAGTCTGGAAGAAGATGGTTGGAGTATTATAGATACAGAAATAGTAGTGTATAGTAAAATAGAAATCCAAGAATCACAATAATTCATTCAATTTAACGATAGATTCTTTCTTATTGTATGTAGTAATTTTATTCATTAATTCAGGTTCTATTAAATAAGATATTATTTGCCTAATATTATCAATTACATTCGGAGTATTATACATACACAGGGTAGTCAAATGTGAAGTGTATTCTATCCCTCCATTTTCCGACGGGTCTCTAGCAAATATTTCAATTAATTTTTTATTGCGTTCCACTGCAGTTACTGTCAATGATTCCAAGTTTACGTGACACTCAAATGAACCATATTGATTTATACATCTGAGAAATAACGACTGAACATAATTTGTAAATTGTTCGTAGTTTGATGGATTTGCGAATAATTTCAATAACGGATAAGTTATGTAGATCTTATTTGTATTTGGAATTATAAAAGATGTTCGGATAAACAAATCATCAGTTCCAAATTGTTCGCATATACTATTTGCTAGATGATTTTTCTGTGTTGATTTGAATATCATATTCTTCTTATTTTCTGAATAATATTGGGATTTGAATTTCTCCAATTCATTTAATAAATCATCTGACATTTTAACTATACATATTTACATATTTATATTGTTTGCTTCAATTATTTATTTTCCCTCATCTTCCTCTTTTTCTGGTAAGATATTAAATTCCGATTTGCGATCATCAATTAACATCTTATTTACATCCATCGTATATGATTGTAGTTTTAAAACAATGTCTTTCAAATTTGTAATCTCTTCAACTAATACTCCGAATTTATGATCCATTTCAACTACATATTCAGATATTGATACAACACCTTCTGGTGTATCTATATTACCAGCCGATTCGGTTACTTGCGAATTTTCTAATTTTGATAAACGCGTATCAAACATGGAAATTACTTGTGGTAAAGTCAATCTATTCTGAGTTTGTAATGGGTTGGATTGGACAACTGGAATGGATGGGGGAGGTGGCGGTTCGATAACTCCTGCTCTTCTTCGTTTTGCTGCAGCAATAGAATTACTCATATACACTAGTAAATGGTTGATTATCTAAATCCATTTTTTACATATATATTTTTTTTAACATTGCAAAATTGAATGTAAAAAAATAACTATATATTTATTGAAACAATCATATCACCTCATATAACAATGTACTCTCAAGAAAATAATTTATCTTACCTCGATAACTTGAATAATGTTCAAATATGCCCATCATCTGCGACACGCAGTAAGTTTGTATATAGGTCAAATACTATGGTTAAGTATATGAATCCTGGTGGTATATGGTATGTTGAGATTCTAGATGACGAACATATTTTATTCAGAACAGCACAAGGTGCAATTGACATTCGCCCTAGTTATAAATTAAATGCTATATTATCAGCAATATTAATTATGAATTGGTTTTACACTGATATTTTATCTTATATTGTTATATTCGGGCTATTATCTTCTATCTTATGTATTCATGGCAATAATGATACTATTCATTCTTGGAAGTCACTATTACCAAGCATATTGGAACAATTAGATTATATATATGACTTATGTGATTATTTAATTGATTTGTATTATATATTCGAAAAGGAGTGTGAGTGTGAATATAACACTTATGGTTTTAAAAAATCGATGTCAAAATTATTTGAAACCGTTGGAAGTAAAGCAAAAGAAATTGAAGAAACAGATGATGAAGAAACAGATGATGAAGAAACAGATGATGAAGAAGAAACAGATGATGATGAAGAAACAGATGATGAAGAAGAAACAGATGATGATGAAGCTGATGATGAAAAAGAAACTAACGAATATGAAGAAGAAGAAACTAACGAATATGAAGAAGAAGAAACTAACGAATATGAAGAAGAAAATATAAGCAAATCAAATTATTCAATACAGAGTGAAATTGAATATCAAGGCAATATTGTGGATGATGAAATTAGTGTGCTATATGACAATATTTATAAATTTAATTCGTTTAATAGTAGTTTTATCGATTGGGTAAAGAGAGGAGATAGTGGTATTATATCAAGTGAATTCTTTTATGATAATAGTAGTGATGAGAATTGGTTGTATGCACTAGCGACTATATGTTACGAGAAAAATATTAAATACGAGGATATAACATACTTATTTGTAGAATATATCGATAAGTGTAAAGAAGAAGAAAATGATAAAGAATGGGATATAGGTATCAGTAAAAATATTAATTTACAAAAAGGAAGTAGATGGTTGGGAAGTAGATGATAATTCCATTATAGGTCAATAAAAAAATAAAACATAACATAAATTACATTTTACATTTTTTTTTACCATTTTTAAGCAAATAAATTTTTGATTAGTAAGTAAATATTCATTTTAAAAATCACTCAGGTAATTGAATTACAATATTTATGCACTCATTTTCATTTTAATGATGTCATGAGATACATACGGTGCTTGCCAAATAATATCATCAATACAATAATCTTCAATGTTCTCACACGTGCGTTTTATTTTGATTTTCGGAAATTCCATGGGTTCTCGTTGTATTTGTATTTTGAGTGGTTCTATATGTTCTTCGTAAATATGACAGTTTCCTAAAAAATGCACGAATTCATCGGCTATCAATCCACAGTGATTGGCTAAAATATGTGTAAATAACGAATACGATGCAATATTAAATGGAACACCTAACCCGATATCTCCACTCCTTTGGAATAGAGCACAAGATAAATATTTATTTTCCCTCACATTAAACTGGCATATCATATGACATGGTGGTAGCGCCATCTCGTCTAACTGGCATGGGTTCCAAGCAGTTAAAATATGTCGCCGAGAACTTCGCGTATCCTCGTTTTTCAAATTATTAATAATAGTTTGTAATTGATCTATTCCATTATTGGCATAATCCGAATTCCTGTCTACATAATTAGCATTAAAATGTCGCCATTGAAACCCATATACTGGACCAAGATCACCGACTTCGCGGTTATATAATCCACGACTATCTAAGAACTCCCGCGTTGAGTTTCCATTCCAAATAGATACTTTTTTTTCTTGTAAAATAGTATTGTCAGTGCTTCCGAGTATAAACCAGAACAACTCTTCGAAACATGGTCTAATTGCAACTCGCTTTGTAGTCAATATCGGAATTGTACCATCTCGCAAAGAGAACCGCATAGTATGCCCGAATTTAACTCGGGTTTTTCCGTTTCTACCTGTTTCATGATAACCTGACTCTATTACTTCTTTCACTAAATCCAAATATTGATGTTCTTCTTTATTCATATAACGAGTATTAGAACGCTTTTTTTATATATATTTTCTAACCAAAAACTATATACATATAATAATAATGGAAGTATTACAAGAAACTAGGGATGCTACAAATAGTTCATTTATATCGCATGTATTCTCAACAAGCGAAGAA